ACAAAACCCTGATCGACTATCTGTCGTTTACCTGGGCGCCGACCGAACTGCGCCAGATGACCGAGCTGGCCAAGCAAGGCGCTTTGCTCAAGGCCATCCCGCGCTTCGAGACCCAGAGCAAGGCCATTCAGGCCGCCTTTGCCGCCCAGCCGGTCGAGGGCCTGCGCTACCTGTGGAAGCGCCCTGTCGGGTTCGCTCCCCTCACCCGCTTCGACAAGGTGACTGAGCGCCTCTATGACAAAGCCGAGCGCCAGCAGCCTGCCGCCTCCCCTGCCCCTGCACGGGTCTTTGACAAGACCACTGAGCGGTTGAGTCTCAAGGGGGTAGCCAAGGCCCCTGCCCCGGTGCTGACGCCTTCCATGACCGACATGATGGAACGTGCCCTGCACTCCGGCTACCAGTCCCGCGCCGATATGCGCCAGGAGCTCAAAGCCGTCTGCGCTGACCTGCTCAAGTTCTCCCAGTTCGAGGTGGTCGAGGGTGCCAAGTATTGGGAAGCCTATAACGACCTTATCGACTGCTACGGCGTCCAGTTCCTGGATGCCCTCTGCTGCAACGAGATCGAGCTATGGCTGGAAGAACTCAATACCCGCATCGGTGTCCCTATCCCCGAGCCGCGCTTTACCATGCGCCCTCGCCGCTCCGGTCTGCACGGTTACGCCAACTCGGCTGACCTGCTGTGTGACGGGATGCCCTGCGGGCTGATTGGTTGGGGTGCGGCTAACCATGGCTGTATGGTGAGTTTTTCCGGTGTGGGTTGTGCGGCCCTCGATTTCCAGGCTTTGCACTCCGTTATCTCTCACGTGCCAGGTCTGCGCATCACTCGGGTCGACCTTGCCCTGGATGACTACAGCGGCAAACACATCACTTACCAGGGCGCGATAGCCGGCGCCGAAGCCGGCGAGTTTCACCCGCAGCGTGGCCGTGCGCCTTCCTGGATGAAGATTGAGTCGGGCGAGTTCGTGATCACCGAGGTGGCCAAGGGCATCGCCAAGCGTTTCGGCATGGTGCCGAGCAAGGGTTGCTCTTTCTACGTGGGCAGCCGTATCAACGGCAAGTGTGCGCGGATATATGAGAAAGGCAAACAGATGCAATCGGCCGAGTTCCCAAACTGGGTACGCGCCGAAGGCGAATTACACAATAAGGATAGAGTCATTCCGCTAGATGTCCTGGTAAACCCTGACCCTTATTTTGCGGGGATGTATCCGCAATTTGCCAAATGGCTGGATGCGGTTTGCCAAGAAGAAATAACACCGGTACGTGTGACCACCTTTAAGAATAAATTCAAAACGTCCAGGGACAACGCCGTATTTAATATGTCCAGAATGGCCGGTCGCCTTGTCAATTGGTTAGCAAACATCGAGGGGCTATCCCCTGAGAAGATTGTTAACCAATTAACAGCGCACCTGGAAGAAACCGATATTCCTGCGCGGTTAAGAATGCCAGTTCCTCCTGACCTGGACGAACTGCCATTATTTTCGACCTAACAATGGTTCTTCAAAGGATAAATAATATGTCTCTGCTGACTGGTATTTTGGTTACCCGCGTTACTCATGGTTATGGCGTCTCCCGTAAATCTGGCTCGCCGGTTCCCTATGACTTTGCCCAGGTGGAATACCTGGCAGTGGCTAATAACGTGAACAAGCCCGAGTGCAATATCACCTCCTGGGGCTATGAAGTGCGCCAATTAGCCCTGCGCAACGATGCGGCTACCATTAAAGAGCTGGCCGACTGCCCGAAATTGGTGGCAGTGGATCTTGTCCTGGAAGCGGATCCCCAGAATCCGACCCGCAACGTGGTTGTTGGCTTCCAACCCACCAAAAAGCAGCCGGTATAACCACCGCGCCGCGAGGAGGAGGAGCGAGAGCGCGCAGCGAGCGACGACGAGGGCGCGATAATGCTTTGTCTAGATATTACCTCTGAAGGATATGCCCGCTTAGCTGAGGGGGATTCGTGTAATTACGTGCTCTTGACTGTCCAGGAGCACGCCAAATTAACGGATATATCGAGCTGGTTTGAATTTGATGTATCCACTGTGTCGATGGCCTTTGGCTTCGGATTATTAATCTGGATCACTGGCCTCAAACTGGGCGCAATTGCCCGTGTCATCGTAAGTGCAAAAAGAGGATAAACGAGTATGAAAAACTATTTCCGTAATGGCTGTATCGCTGCTGTGTGCTCCCTGTCTACCGGTGCGGCCTTTGCCGAAGGTACAGCCGCTGCTGATGCCGCTGCCAAGGCCCTGGACGCCACCCAGTCGGACGTGACCGCAACCTCTCCCAAGGTCATGCTGGTTGTGGCCACCTGTGTGGGCGTGGGCATCCTGATCAGCCTGATGCGCAAAGCCTAAGCATGTCTTTGCTCATCGGAACGCTGTGGTTCCTGTTCTTTGTTGAAGGCTACAGGTCATCGTTTTCGATATGACACAAAGGCGGCTCCGGTCGCCTTTTTTATTGGGGGTACTGTGCGCATCGCTTGGCTTTTATTGCTGTTTCCGCTGGGGGCTTCGGCGGGTTGTCCTGTCGGGCTCCGCCTGTCTAACGTGCCTATTTCTACTGCGCTGCCGTTCTGCGTGAAATGGGAAAGTTCCTCCCAGGGAGGCTGCTTTGTCGGGTGTCCAGGTATCTGCCTGCAGTTCCCAGATGCCGGCACCATGGGGCCGATTGAGAGCACCGGCCAGGAGTGCTCAGTGGGCGGTGGATCCGATGGGGATGGCGGCTCGGATGGCGATGGTAATGGTAGCAATGGCAATAACGGCAATAATGGCGATGTAATTCCCAATCTGCCGCCCAACGGGATTCGTGTCGGTGGTGATAAGCAGGAAATGACCACGGACGCCTTGCGTCAGGTGAATAATACCTTGATAACGGGTTTTACTAGCTTGATGTCGAGCTCAGCGGGGGCTAATCGGAATGCACAAAATATTAATGTCAAAATGGATGATGTTCTTCGTTATATGAAGGCCACCAATAATGGCCAGGTTGGCATGGAAAACAGTATTCGGGAGCAGACAGCGTTAGAGCATAAGTTTTATGATGAATTTCTTGGGCTTAAAAATGCCATCGTAAACCCACAGGATGGGCCTGGACAAAGCACTGGAGAATATCGAGCGCTCAAAGAATTACAAAATAACTTCTTCGGCCCTGACTTTGACAAAAATTATGGTGGCTACCATATGTACGGGGTTATGCGGTCAATGCTATATGACATTGAGTCGATGAAAGGCCGCGTGCATGAATCCGCCAGCGATATGCACAACCTTTATTCCTACACCATGCAGGATATGCGAAATAATAGCATTGAAATGAACCGCAATATTAAGGCCATTGCTGAGGCCCTGCAAAATGGCGGTACAAATGGTGGTGATGGCACCGGCGGCACAGGTAACGGCAGCAATGGTAATGGCAATAATGGCCCAGGCATTGATTACTCACAAATGCCTGGCTCTGCAGAAAATCCGCTGCATGTAACAGGGTCTGAATATACATCCCAGCTCTGTAAAGGTGGTGCGCACTGTTTCTTTGACCTGGAAACCATTAATAAGCAGTTCCAGGAACATAAGGAACAACTCAAGAATACCCATAACGGTATTAAAGAAGATATGGTCGATATGTTCCGGTATAGCCTGAGCGGGTCGGCGGCGGTGCCCAAGTGTTTTGATATGTTCTCGATGTTTGGCCGCTCTTATTCCGTCTGTCCCGAGGTGGAAGGATATTGGGAAATGATAGCGGCTATCATGATGTTCATCTTCTATTTTCTGGCGCTGATGATTGTGGCTAAGAGGTGATATATGGAATGGATGAGTGATTTCTTTAACGGATTTTTCAACGATATATATCAACTGGCGGTGCAGTTTGCAGCCTGGATAACGGTTAAATTGGCTATTCAGTGGGTCGAGTTCAAAATATTCCTGCTCACCTTTTCCTGGGACGTTGCCAAGCAGATACTGATTAACCTGCAATTCAGCGACCTGATCTCCGCCTCCTTTAATAACCTGCCCTCTCAAATGAGGGGGATCTTGCTCTATTTGCACGTTGATAAAGGGCTGTCGATATTGACGCAAGCCTTTGTGACCCGTTTCTTGCTGAACATGTTGGGGTGGTAAGCCATGTCTATCAAGATCCACCACGGCGCCCCTGGTTCCTATAAGTCATCAGGGGCCATTCATACCGATGTGATACCGGCCATCAAGGCGGGCCGTCATATCGTTACCAACGTGCGCGGCTTTACTGCGGAACGGTGCAAAGAAGTATTGGGCAAGGAAGTGCCTGACGAGTTCCAGGTCACCTATATAGAGACAGAATCCCAGGAAGGACGCGATCACCTCGCCCGCTTTTATCACTGGGCACCTAAAGGGGTTTTCTTCCTGGTCGATGAAGTACAACGGATATTTCCGCCTTCCTGGCGGCAGAGCGATTTAGATCGGCTGAATTATCCAGGTGGGCCGGATGTGGCCAAAGCCGATGGCCGGCCAGAGACGATTGACGTGGCCTTTGATATGCACCGTCATCATAACTGGGACTTTGTATTTACGACTCCGAACATCAAAAAGGTGCACCAGGTAATTCGGGCTGCTGCCGAAACGGCCATTCGTCATACCAATATGGCGATATTGGGGATTGGTGGTCGATATAAGACGGTGCTTCACCTCTCTGATAACTCCGGTACGTCCATGAATGACGTACTGCAAGCCAAGCCATTTAATAAGGTGCCCAAGTATGTTTTCAAGCTTTATGACTCGACTACAACCGGTAAAGTCTCGGATACAATCGCAGGCAGCTCGATATTACGAGACCCTAAAATTCTGTTTATTCTGGCAATTTGGGGACTCTGCGTATTCTTTGGTTTCATCAAGCCTGAATATATTGATGCTCCTGCTAAGGCCGCTGAAACCGCTTCTGCCGCTGTTCCGGCTGCTGGGGCGGTGGGTGCTTCGCCCACTGCTGATGTACGTCCTGGTGGCGCTCCTGCTACGTCTGCTGCTGGCGTCCTTGCTATAGGGCCGTTTGCCGGCCATCAGCTCATTATCAGCTGTCATGTCCTGATAAAGGATCACCTGGGCGAGTATCGGGTCGAGTATTGCTTCTCGCTGCGCAAGGGCGATGACGTGCAGCCGCTCGACAGGGACGATTGGCCGGAGGAACTCGCCAGGGTGGATCCAATGAGTGCATGCCATGCGGTGGTGAAGTACCAAGGGCAACCTGTGGACGTGTACTGCGACCCCGAGGGGGACGCCCTGCGCCGGAAATACAATGCCACCCTCTTTGCGGGTGGCAGCAACAAGCCAGCAAATACTGATGACCGGTCATAACTCCCCTCTCCTGCCGGTGGCCGCCTTTCTCCAGGTCGGCCACTGAACCCTGGGGGCGTGAGCCCCTATAAGGCGACACACTGAGGCCCATTGTCGGGAAGGTGGTAGGCTCGCCGAAACTTCTTTGGAGTGCTCCTGTGAGGCGGTGACACCCCCTTTCCTGCTAAACCGGTCTTTAATGCCCCAGTCAGAGCGACCAGCCGTAGGCTATGGGGCGCGGGTGGTTACTGCCTGGGCCTCCTGTCGTAGACAAGCCGCTATAACGGTCTTCTGTCTTTAATGGTGCATAGATATAAAATTTTTTAATTGTGATCCATTTGGGTTATGTTGATTTTTTCATCAAAGTTGCGAGTAGTGAGGTGAGTAGTGGAGCATCCAATTAAGTGGTATACAGTGAAGGTTGTTCATACCGATCGTGTGCCATTCGACCTTTTTGGTGACTTAGAAAAAGGAAGTCTCTATATCTCCGCTGGCGGGCGACTCTGTGGGCCAGGTGCAGCTGTATACCTCAAGAGCAAGCAACTTGCAGAAGCGTATGTTTTAGCTTTAACTGCGCGTAGGAAAAGGACTGATCCACATTTCAGTGCATGTGTAGATAAGGTTACGTCATCCTATGAGGGACACCTACAGTTTGTCGCCAGAGACTCACAGAAGGTAAGTGAAAAACTAGCTCGTTGGGGCATCATAGTTTGATGCCCCTGTGGCGTTACACAAAATAGCCTCATGAACTTCCTTCTGATGACCGGTCATAACTCCCCTCTCCTTCCTGTGTCCGCCTTTCTCCGGGTCGGCCACTGAACCCCAGGGGCGTGGCCCCTATAAGGCGACACACTGAGGCCCTTTGTCGGGAAGGTTGTAGGCTCGCCGAAACTTCTTTGAGATGCTCCTGTGAGGCGGTAACCCCCTTCCCTGCTAAACCGGATTTAAGTGTTTCCGAATTTGGGGAATGATCTTCTCAGTGCCAGAGGTATTAAGTCTAGTGAAAAGTTGTTCTTATCCATTGTGTATCTGTATAGCTTTATATGTTTATATCTTTGCTCAGAAGTTATTAATTTTATTATATTTGCTATGCCTTGATATTCGCAGCCTAGATATATTGAATCAATAGATTCTATTTCTATGTTTTTGAAGATACTAATCCCATCACATGATGCTAAATCTCGGGCGTCGTATTCAAATCCGTTAAACTTATATTCTATCACTCCTGTATCTTCATCGATGAATGGGCCATCTATTTTATCATCTGAAAGAAAACCCTCTATAATTTGCTCTGTGCTGAAGCTAACATCTTCTGTTTTTATAAACTTGTCAGCCCATGAGAATGGAATAATGCATCGATGTTCTTTCTCATAAATCCATTCATCACTCTTAGTCATCATTGCTCGCATAATTAAGTCATAAGTTGTGTGACTACTATCATGTTGTTCACTGTCGAATCTTTTATAATCGTAAATAACTCTTTTGGGCATGTAAATTGGTGTGTTACTGCTATATTCTTTCGGCAACTTATTTAATCGATCAAAAAAGTCAGATTTATACCCAATACATAACCCTCTGTGCGAACTTGCATAATGAGCCCACATGAGAATATTTCTATGGGTTTCTGTTAATGCAGTTACTCCAAAGCTTTTACTAACCTCAGTATAGGTCGAAATATATTCTTCATCTTGGTATCTTTTTAAATCAGGGGGTAATTCACTTTTCAATTTTTCTGTTAGCATGGTTGCTAAGTCATGCGGTATATTTTTTTCAAATGGATCATTAAATGATTTTGTTGTAGATAATTTCATGGATGGTGATTCTAGGTGCTTCTTTAAATCGAAATTCGAAGAATAATACTTATAGAGAACGTTCATATGATCACATCGTTGTTTAGTTGCCCCCCGTATAGTAATACGGGGGGAATTCACGTTGCTACTGCTCGGCCTGCTCTAACTGTTCAGTTAGCCAGGTCAAGGCATCCTCGGTGTTCTTGAAGGTCTTCACACGCTGAGGCTTTATCTTGGGAACCCGCTCTATGGCAATTTCGTGCAGGACTTGGGATTTGATGACATGGGCTTTGGCGACCATGTTCTGGTCGTTGATCCAGCCGTTGAATTCGTTGGCGAGGCTGAGGGCTTCGTCAGTCCCTCCCTTATAGTCCCTGGTGTCGATTAGCAGACAGAACCTTTTTCCTTCCAGGCCTTCAATGAGGGACTTGATGCTGCTAACCCAGAGGCTGCATCCCTCGGCGTTGAAAGCGCCTATCAGTTTACTGCTGATCACCTGCCCTGCCACGCTAGCTGTGTGCTGGCCATGGCACTTGTTCGGCTCCATTTATTCTCCATCATGCAATGGTGGGTAGGTGGTTGGATCCTGCCATAAATTCCTATTCATGCCGACGCTGACATCTTTGTTATGTGCTGATCGTCCCTCAATTTTGGCAGCATAACGTGACCATCACGGGATGCAGATATGAAAAAGCCGGGTTTTCACCCGGCTTGTGTCATTACATGGTGCCTAGCTTCTTCCTCCAGTAGAAAGCGGCCATCTGCCGCTCTGATCTCTCTGCCTGGATGATAGCCACCGCCTCCAACCTTCGCCTGTCGTAAGTGACTCCTGCCGGTGAGACAAGGCAATCATTCTTCATACGCCAGCCTTCCCATTCCTTCCAGATAGTGGGCAACTCCCTACCCGAAGCCATCCGCATAAGCCGTTTATAGACAGGAGGGATCTCTGTACCCTTATCCCAATATGTGACCTGTCTCACAGAAACGAAACATAGATTTGCCGTCTCCTCTTTCGATAAACCGCATTCAAACCAACGAAAAATGAAGTTTTTGGTCAACTCTCGTTCCATCCAAGTAAATACCTGATAAACCAGCAAAATTGCGTGGGCTGGCTTATCGGCAGGTTTCAGATGGGCATTTAACTAAACACGGCATTATGCGCGGTTGTGAATATGGAGCACTTTAGTGTCCTGGATTGGTTCACCAACACTGGGTTTGGTTTGCCATGAACGAATATTTCCTTTTCTGTTATCTCTCACTGTTGAACTCAATCGTGTAACCGATCCAGTGGTTTGTGATTGGCGCTCTCGTGACGTTCGCTGTTGCCGGTGTGCAGGTATTTGGAGGTGGTATCGATGCTGTCGTGGCCGGCATCGGCCTGCACATGGGACAAGGGCCGGCCGTTGAGGTTGATGTCGTGAGTGATGCCGGTATGGCGAATGGAGTGCGGTGTCAGGTTGCGCATCTCTGCGGCATCCTGGGCAAAGCCATCCTGTTCCACCAGCGTAGCGGCCGCCTGTATGACGGCCATCACCAGCTCGCGCAGTTGACGGATGCCGAGGTTGGCATTGAGCTCACCTTGTTCACGGCCGTGGGCTGCGGCCTTGTGGCGCACAAACAGTGGCGTCTGTTCATCGGGTACCGGCAGTGGCGAGAGACCGAGAAAGGTCCGGTAGCGTTTGAGGGCCTCCAGCAAGGCATGGGAGACCGCCACGGTGCGGCGCTTGCCACCCTTGCTGCGGGGAATGTAATAGCCCCAGACGCCGGTTTTCCCGTCGCGGCGAAACTGCCCCATGACGGGGGTAAAACCCGGCCTTGCCGCCACCTCGGAGATGCGCAGGTAGCAGGCATACATCAGGCTGATCAGAAAGCGGCTGCGCTCGTGCTGCTCCGGTGACTCGGTGGCCAGCCGATCGGCCGCCTGCATTACATAGGACCATTGCAGCTCGCTGAAGGCCTGGCCCTGATCATCCGGCTCCTGCTGGACGGTGCGCTTTACCTGTTGCAGCAGAAGTGCCGGGTTGCGGTCCATGTACTCTTCCTGGATCAAAAACTGGAAAAAGGCCGACAGAATGGCGAGCTTGGTCTTCATGGCTTGCTCACTGAGTCGGTACGGCAGTTCACGGCCCAGCTCCCGTTTGCCAAGGAAGGGTCGCCACTGGGGATTGGGCAGGCGCTCTCCCCACTCCTTGTCGAGCACGAACTGCGCCACGTTGCGATAGGCAATCAAGGCCGCTGGCGGTGACTGGCAATAATCGAGGTAGCGCATCATGATGCGCCGGGTCAGATCCTTTGGGCTGATGCGCATCTCGCCAAAGCACCAGTGCAAGAACGTGGTCAGCTCGCTGCGATAGGTCTTGTAGTTGTTCTCGTTGTTGCGCTGCTCCAACAGCCAGTCGACGGCGAGTTCGTAGACGATCCCGGCATCGGGTACGTCGATGAGGCTGAGGTTGGCCAGGTACTGATTGACCTGGGAGTTGCCCGCCTCCAGGTATGCCAAGCCATCGAACAGCGGCATGGCGGGTGGAAGTATGGTTGTGGTCATGGTCTTGCTTGAAATGGTTCTGGCTTGCGGCCTGCTCAAGGGTAATGCCGATAAATGGGGTTATCGGCA